AATCTTCAGTCTCTCTCTTCAGAATCTTTCTTGATGCTTTAAAAATTTCTAATTTATTTTTTTTTGTTCTTGCTTTCTCATCTGATAGATATCCAAATTCATAGGTTTTTACATTCAATTCTATCGAATTTTCATCATATTCATATTCATCCTTCGCTTGAAAGAAATCATCGAGGACCGATTTTCGTGATATATCTAATGGATCACGTGATATAAATGGATATGTATGTATTGGTTGGGGTGTTGTTTTCCCTGCCCAATATATATCAAAGACCATATATAATCTAATATTTTCTCCATTTTTTGTCTTTGTAATATATTCTCCATCAAATAACCAATCATCTGTGATATTTTTAAATGTAATTCCCATATCAATCACACTTGATTTAGAGTTAATTAAATATCCACGGCCTTCATTTATTAATAATTCATATCTTTCTCCATCCGCTTTTTCTGTTACGGCATAATCAACCAAAATCGATTTTGGATTATTTATTTGAATATCATCAAAATTTAATGTTACCGGTTGAGGACCAATAAAATTAAAATATCTTGATTTCTGTTCAGTTAAATTCATATATGATTTTAATACTTTTTCCCTTAATTGATACGATAATAATGTATCTGTCTCATAAATTATCTTAGATAAATAAATAACATGTGTCTCAAGTAAGGAAATTAATTGATTAATTATATTTTCTTTTTCTTCTTTAGCATCAGGAAACATTTGATTTAATTCGGGTATATTATCATCATCCGACCTCTGAATGATTCTTTCCTCTTCAATCGTAAAATATCCACTATATAAATACTGAATAGGAACAATCAATTCTGTATATTTCCCCATCTTATGTATAAGTTCTATCTTGACAGATGATTCTATATAATCTCCATTACTAATTTTTTCATAGACTTCTCGAATAAATGTTATTTTTTTTCCTTTCTTATAATATTCTTTTAATGAATCTCGTAATTCTAAATCAATATTATAATCTGTAAAATATTCATCTCGAATATGAGTATATTTACCAATCAAATTACGATATTCCTCTTGAGAATATTTAATCGATGAAATTGTATATGGTAAGTAATCCCCTTTAGGGGCAAATCTTGGTGATCCAAACTCATTAACATTTCCTTCATCTGTAATTATCTCTTCTTCTTCAGTATGTTCTATAGATATACCCAAGTTGAGTGGATCATAAATGTTCCCATTTGGATTATTATCAGGTTCTCTAATAATATATTCATTTTTTAATTTCTTTGCAAGTAAATCAATTTTCTTGATTCCATGTTCTTTTTCATGTCCTAAATACTCAATTTCTAATTCATATTCCTCGCGGTTATTTAATATATCTGCCTCGCGAAAAGTCTTTTCAAACTGATGTTTGCCTCGCGAAAATTTGGTGGATTTAACCATTGTTAGATCAATACGATATAATTTATCTTCTGTTAGAAAACTATATCTCTTCTTATATCGGAAATGTTTTTTCTTATCTTGATAGTCCTTTAAAAAGGATATTACATAATTACTATTCTTTAATAATGGTTCTTCCTTTTTGATATTTAATCTTATATTATAATCATTATCTTTTAGAGGGAAAAACTTCTTACCGGGTTGTTTTGGATCCTTAAAATATTTTTTTATTATATATTCAATATTTTCATCATCGATCGATTCTAATGAATCCTTCCGGCAATATTTTTTAATCGATTCAAGTCCATTAATCGTACACCTTACATTTGATGGATTCCCTTTAAACTCATATCGGATATCTAAGCTACTCGATTCTGAAAGGAGATGGTAATTTGTTTTACATTTTTCCAGTAATGATAAAAATACTTTCTTTGTAATCGGATTATTTGAAATATTTGAACCAAATATCAATTCTAATTCAGTATCTTCTTGTAATACCGCAAAATCAAAATAAGAATTTAATTCTTTTGATCCATTTAATAATTTCATAAATATATTAAGTGAGTATTTTTTTTTTTAAATATCTTGTTTATAATATTTCAAATTTATTTCATCATATAACTCTTTTTTTGTTTTCTTCTTATTCATCTTTTTTAACTCAATCATATTCATCGTAGCAATCGATTCCAGATCTACTAATTTATATTTTGAAAACACTGATAAATATGGTTTATCAATTAACCAATCAATATCAATTGTAATTACATGTTTCAATTCATTTATATCTGAATACTTAATATCCTCAGGGATCTCATCTTTCATTTCACTCCAAGTATCATTCTTATAACTACATACCAATTTTGGATAATCTTTCAATGTTGTTTGATAAAATTTATTTGTATCGTGATTATAAATAATACAATGAATCTTATAATAGATATTCAAATATAAGATTGTTGATAAATAATTCTTATGTTGGAATCCATTATGAACCAATTGTACCGAAAATTTCTTATTGTACTTTTCATTCTTCTTAAACGTTGAAGCTATCTCTAGTTTTTTATTCACTATAAATTGATCTCTATGTCCCTTATCAATCGATGAATATTCAATCTCATTTGAACCAATAATTACTTCAGTTATATCTTTGAATCCTTTTTCTTTCAACTTTGTATTATTACATTCAACAAATGTTGATTCTTTAATCTTCTTTGTAAAACTATTTGTACTTTTTTCAAAATCTTCAATAAAATCCATATTATAATTGTTAATTTATCATGTCTGTTTAAATAGAAATCAAATTTATAAATATAGTTTTGAATATTGTATTATCTCTTGATCTTTTTTACTGAAGCTTGATAAAAAAATATCATTATGATTAATTAAATCATCTTTTTTTTCTTCTTTCTGAAGGACTATTTCATTCATCTCATATTCACATTCATCCTTAGGGTCCAAATCTCCTCCTTCATAAATATTTAACATTATCTCATTTACAATCAAATAAATATGATCAATCTTATTATCTTCAATTGTATTTAAGTTTAAAAAGATACCATTTTTATTTTCTGTATATTTGGTATTCGTATCCTTTAAAAAATCAATGATCTTATTATGACTATCTATCTGTGTAATATTCTTATAAATAAAATGTCGTTTATTAATCTCCATATATATATATTATATCATTATAGAAATATTATATCATACGATTTTAAACCTATTAAATTGGTTTAGCAATTACCTGAATTTTATCAGAACCATATCTTATCCGACACCCTACCACGATAACTTCAATTTTCTGACCATTTGTTAAATCATCAATATTCCTTGAAGATTCATTAAAATATTCACGAGGTATCATAATAATAATTGGACTATCTTCATGGGTTTCTATTTCCTTTTTATTTAATTTTATATATGATAGAACTCCCATTTTATTAATATTATTTATAATTACTTCAATTCTATCTCCGTCTGAAGGGGAGATTACATTCGCTTGATAAGTTACTAAATATTTAATCTGACTCTTATTATTTGTTGTTACAACCTTACCAATACTACGTTTTAGAATTTGAATCGAATCTTTTACAATATAACCATCTTCATAACATTTCCCTTCATTTTTATCTTTTAACTTATGTTTAATAGTATTATCAATATCATTATTAATATCCTTTGAATCTAATATTAATTTTGAAGTAATCATCTGTGAATTAATAAAAGACATTATTATTACTATATATATATACTATATATGTTTAAATAATTCAAATTTAGGTTAAATATTTAAATAAAATTAGATCATAGGGGATGAATGAATATCGATCTTTTTTTTTCTTATTTCTTAAGATCATTTCAATAAATAGTGCTAAAAATTCTTTTGATTCTAATAATTTACTATATTTTTTATCTTCGGATGTTAAATTTGAGATGATCTGATTGTATTTTTTATATTCATCTTTAAATTCATCGGATATAATTTTCTTAATGCTATTTCTTTGGGCAATATTTTCTACGATTTTCCCAGGTAAATTATTCATTCCAAATTTCTTATTTACAATCTTAATCACGTGTTTTTGATTCTCTAGTTTGAAAGAAAATCCCCAAACCTTTGTAACATTAAAAATAGAGATTTCCTTCTTTCTTATATTTCTTAAAATATTATTCTTAATTAATAATCCATCATCTAAATCATTGATCTCATTCCATTGTTCATTAAAGATATAATAATTAAAATTATCTTCGATATTATCGAGTTCTTTTTTATTTTTTCTTTTCCTTTCATAGAAGGTATCTGTATTACAGATAAAAAATCCAACGACATCATATTTATCTGATTCAATGATATGATAATCTTCATTTTCTTTTTTGATTAGATTGTTAGAGAATAATCTAAAGATTGTTTGATTTAGTTTATCTTTTATTTTCCCTGTCTTAATATATTCTTTTACTATTTCTTTTAAAAGTATAATTTTCTCTTGATATTTTAATTGATCGATGTAATAATCTAAATAAATATCCTTATTTAAGGAAGATATAAATGGATGGAAATCATACTTATTTTTTCCTAATTCTAACTTTGATTTATTTTTCTTGTTAATTTTATTATAGATATCATTAAAACTAGTTTGAATTGTTCTTTGTTTTTCTTGTTCTTTTTCTGTTTCTTTTTTCTTCTTTTTTTCTTTATTAATTACACCTTTTAAAGGAATATGTGTTGTAAGATTATCTTTTACTTTATTATTACGATAATATAATGGAACATTTCGATCATTATTATTATGGGGTTGAAATAGGTAATAATTATTTTTATTAATAATGTATCCACTTATTTTAAATTTATTCCAAATTGTGATCTTATTATCAATAAGATTAAATAAAGCATAATAGATAATTATTTTATTTGTATCTATTAATTTAGTAATAATTTCTTCAAATTCATTTAAATTGTAATAATTATTAATCTCATATAATTCTCGAATGATCTTTTGAATTGATAGTAATAGGTCTTTTGAATTATTGAATGTAAATGTATCATAATTAATATCTTTTGTTTGAATTGAATTAATTCCACAAGAATAATCACATGTTTTCGAAAATGAGCAGATCTTTGTATATTTTTTGTCATGAACCTCAAATGATTTCAATAATCGACGTCGGCTTGTTCTTAATTTTACGGGTAAAATATCTTGAGGTTTTATCATGTTTATCTGTTTATTTAGATAACAATCAATTGAATTTTCTTTTAATATCATTTCAACACCTCCGATTAAATTTGCTTTCTCTTCAGCCATACGATAAAGATATGTATCGATTGATTCTTTATTTCTTCTTTCACATGCAGCATGTAAAAAAATTGTTACATTTCTTTCCTCATTCGGTAAGTTAATATGTGAACAAAATCGTATTCCTCGTCCGATTATCTGTTCAATGCGATATAAATGATACCATGGATCTAAAATATGTATCTCTCGTATATTTTTTAAATCAAGTCCTTCACTTGCTACAACTGAACCAATCACTATTTTGATATTTTCACCATTCTTATTATTATCTGATACGAGGGCTTTAATATCATTCTCGTTATCGGGTGATATATCTGTATCACCTGAGAGAATGATATATTTTGCCCTCTTGAATTCACGTTTTTTCTTTGATATTGGATTCCATAAATAATCAATTGGTTCATCTTTTGTATTCTTACTTCCTTTCTTCCATTCAGGATATTTTAAATGATTCCCCGAATATTTTTCAAATCCCATATGTTCCAATGCCAATCCTAATGGGATTACACCTGAAGTAATGAACTCTGAATAAATAAATATAATTCCTTTCGCTTTCCTCGTCTTTAGTCCAGATAATATTGTATGGATCTTTGATGAAACCATATGAATCATTTCCAAACTAAAAAAAGGAGGAACATCCTTCCGATATTCATAGATCCTACGATTATTCTTTATCTTTGATTTTATTAAATTATTAAATCCTTCAATTCCATACATCTTTGAAAAATTAATATCATCTTCTTCATCATATTCATCATTAAGTATTTCAATCGATGGATAGACTATATTTGATATTTGCTTTCCAGGACCAGTCGATTCAATTTGTAATTTCTGTCCAATTGATAAAGATTTTATATACTCTTTATATATCAATAACTGATAATCACGTATCTGATTATAATACATCTTTAAAAACTTAAATTGATACGTTTCATTAAAATTATATTTTTTATTCCATATATCATAAATAGGATACTTATCAGAAATACATAATTTATCATTATAATCATCGGGATAAATACGTATTGGAAATGTAATTGGATTCTCTCCTCGTAAATATGAAATATAACCTTTACTTTTTTGTTTAATTATCCCACGAGCATAATCAGTTAAATTACCATCGGATTGAAAAATCTGTTTTGGTTTTATACTTATTGGAACTCTCTTGTCATTCTTCAATAACATGTTTAATAACCATATAATCTCTGATGGTTTATTAAACATTGGTGTTGCTGACATAAGTATTAATCTCATATTATCACTATACTTTACAACTTTGTCTAGATATTTGATTGTATCTTTTGATGGACCATCTTTGTTTTTTTGATTGACCTTAAGATTATCATCTCTTAAATTGTGTGCTTCATCAATTATTAATAATCGGTTTGAAAAAT